GCTCCTAATGAGACATGGACAGTTCGTTGTACTGCTGTTAGAAGAGATGGTTATGGTCAACCTATAGATGGTTATGGCAAGTTTACGGTTTCGGGTTCTGTTTCTGGTATTATATTGGATGGTTATGGGCAACCAATAATCTGGCAATCTGATGGTGTTTTGAGAAACAACGGAATTCTTAGATTTGCAATTACAGAAGGTAGCACGGCATTCAATGTTGGTGATACGTTTGTAATAATGGTTGAAAGTGGAGTTCTAGAGACTGGAGATAAGCTAGTTTGTCAATACATAGCGACTCTTGACATAAATGATCCTGAATTCTTTACAGATATGGAATCGGTGGCTGAAAAGCACGGTTTGGCTAGTACAGATAATACTCTTTCGCTTGGTGCTCAGTTAGCATTTGCTAATGGTACTCCAGGTATTTTGTGTTGTCAAGCTGCACCTGGTGTTCCTAGAAGAACAACTTATAGAGTTGTTGATACAGCAACAGGAAATGCCACGGAAGAAGATTTGAGCTTCCCATTACCAATTGGAGTTGTTCCAGATTCTGATACAACTGTGACATTCTTTATAATTAATACTTTAACTAGCACTACAGAGCAAATATTCCCAAATAAGGTAGATTTCTATAATCCTACTTATGAGGCAAACCCAATGTCGTTTATAACAGGTGCCGCACCTTACTCTTACACTGTAATTATGCAAGATGGTGTATTAAGAGAAGGTAGTGACCTTGTTATAACACCTGGAGCTGGTAATACTGCTACAGTTTCTTCGGCAACTGTAACATTTGATCTTTCAGATGTTAGCGCAACTACAGCCATGGTAATCTGGGGTGCAACAAATGCAAATAACAATGGAACATTCACTATAACTGGTGTTAGCGATGGCAAACTAACAATTTCTGGTTCAGCACCATTTGTTTCTGAATCTGGCTTGGACTTCCGAGTTGTAGACTCAACAGAACAAAGCGCTTATGTTCTTCTAACACAAGACTTAGCACTAACAAATACCCAAGGTCTAACCGTCGGTGTAATTGATACAAAAGATGCTACATTCTATGATGCAGGATGGACAAATGCACTTCTAAAACTTGAGAGTTTCGAATTAGATATTCTAGTTCCTCTACCAACACAAACAATAAGCTCTATTTTTAATACTTCTCTACAACACTGCTTGAAGATGTCGAGAATCAAGAATAGAAAAGAAAGAGTATTGTTTATTGGCGCAATCGATGGGCTTACAGTTAGCAACGTAACAGGTCAAAGCTTAGCCGCTGTTGAAGATCTCGGTATTCTTGAGGGAATTCAAGGTGACGATGCTTCAGAAATTCTAGCCGGTAATATAGAAGACCTTGCTAACTACAGCGTTTCAGATGCTTTCGGTAGTACATTTAGATGTGTTTACCACTACCCAGATAGAATTGTTGTAAATATTCAAGGAACAAATACATTCATTGATGGATTCTACCTTGCTGCGGCAAGTGGTGGATACCTATCAGGTGTTGGAAATGTAGCAATTCCTCTAACCAACAAGACTCTCGGTGGATTCTCTATTCTAAATGATAGAACCTATAACTCAACCGAATCTGAAAATATCACAAGAGCCGGTATTACTCTAGTAGAACCCGTACTCGGTGGTGGTAGAGTCGTTTGGGGTAAAACAACTTCACAATCTGGATTCCCAGAGGAAGAAGAAATAAGCATCGTATTTATTAGAGATAAGATTGCAAAAGACGTTAGACTTGGATGCCAAGGCTTTATCGGCGTAGCCGAAACCCCAGCCTTCGGAACCTCTCTACAAAGCAGAATTATCACTATATTGAATGCTTTTATCTCACAAGGTCTTATCACCGAATACGCGGATGTTAAAGTCAAAAGAGATACGGTAGACCCAAGACAATGGAATGTCACTTTCAGAGTCGTACCTTCCTACCCAGTAAACTGGATCTACATCAAATTTGAACTTGGTACCGTATAACCCTCTTTAAAATCCTTCCTTAAATTATTCACATCCATTTTTTGTTTTTATTAAATAATAACAAACAATGGATGTTTACATTTTTTTCTTTATTTTAAAGGCATTTAAGTAATTTAAAATGTCAATAAACATACATTAAGTTTAACATAATTAACAACATAGGAGAATAATGGCAACACCAGCCCCTGCAAATCAAGTTCCGTATCCACAAACTAAAAGTATTTTACAGAACACTGGAAGCACGACAGTAAATAGGACTGGTATTGGTCTAGCGACCATGATTTTGATCAAGGTCGGGAATGAGCCTGTTGGTGCTGTACAGAGTCTTCAGATAAATGAAAACAGAAGTATTCAAATGATAGATGAAGTTGGAACCGATGGTCACATTGACTCGGCACCAAATCAGTCTACAAATATAACTGGTTCTTGTGAGCGTATTCGTTTTGATAGATTACGTATTACAGAAGCTTTTAGTAGAGGCTTCTTACATGTAAAATCTCAAAGAATACCTTTTGATATAGAGATTATAGACCAATTCAACGGAGAAGTTGGAAGTGGTTCTGAAGTTATTACTCTTATTGAGAATGTTTGGATTGAATCTATTTCTTATAACATCCAGGCAGGTAACTGGATTATATCAGATAATATGAGTTGGCAAGCTGAAACCATTTCTAGCAGAATTGGTGATGGTGAGCAACCAGCCGCCCAAGGCGGAGAAAGAGCTATTCCATTGCAATACGATCCTTATGAACTTGCTGCTGACGTTGGCAAGCGTCGTGGATCAATGGATGCTCCTGGTCTTATCACAGCAGCATTCCTTGCCTCTTAATAACTGTTATATATACTTCATAGGTATTTATAACTTAAATAAGGTGAATTATGGGTAGAATAGAAAGTTCTATAGGCAGTCTTGCGCAAAATCCACGCCAAGAAAGAATAAAAAGATTAGTTGTGGATGACCCCACGGCTCCGCAAATGGAACAGCCTCCTGTTTTTGATAGAAGAAGGGCTCCGGTAGATCCATCTATAGCATATGCGCATGAAATGGCGCATGCAAATGAAGTAATAGAGGTTGCTGATGGTGAAGATGTTTTTGAGAAAGTCGACGAGGTTCGACGTAAAAGAAATTCTCTAGATCCAGATAAAAAGAATAAACTTGAGGTTCTTTTGGGTCTAAAAAGAAAATATGGTAAAATGGATATAGATGGTCATACCATTACTTTGAGAAATCTATCTGCTAAGGAGTCAAAACAACTTGTTAAATCTGCTTTTGATTTACAAAAAGAACAAAAGCATGTTGATCAGATTTATGATATCAGAAATTTCACGCTGGCGTTTGCTATGTATGCTATAGACGATGTAAAGATTTCTGATATATTGGGTGAGAATGATAATTTAGAAATGAGAGTTTCGATGATAGAGGAAATGCCCGAAGCTGCGATAGTTGAGTTGCATGAGTTTTACGAAAATAATATAGCTGTTAGACAGCCTCAAACAGAAATGGAGGCTAAGGAGGTAATAGAAGATATAAAAAAATCGTAAAAGAGCCGGATCATAAGTTTTTGAATTTTTTATGTGAGCGGCTCGGTTGCTTACCAACAGATCCAAGAATACTAGATATGGATGATTATACAAAAATGTGGCATTTTTATTCTTGGATTGAAGAAAGAGAAGAGAAATCGCAATTAATGAAAGACTTTGGTTGTTTTGTTGGCAGTTTTCATAACCCGGAGATGGCTAGAAAAATTAAAGAAATGGAAAATGGAAAAACATTTGAATCGGATGAAGAAGGGTTGGATATGGCTACTAAGCTCGTTGAAGAGGCTGCTAAGAATAAAGAAGAAAACAGTGGTAGAAGACGAAGAAAAAAGAGAATTTCAATTAGGTAAACATGGTAGATACTGACATTCTAGACCAAATATCAGAAGGATCAGATATTCTTGGAAGATTTGAGAATGCGATCAGTAACTTGAGTTCTGTAATAGACAGGCTTACTAGAGGAGTTGAGGGTGGTAAAAATGCCATATCTGTTTTTACTGAAGGAATTCAAAAAGCCAAAGAAGCGACAGATGGTATTGTAAAGAGCAGTAAACAGAACATTGAAGTATCTAATATTCTTGGTAAAAGTTTGGGCGATTTGACTTCTCAAACATTTCAAGCAATAAAAGCAAATCAGGGTCTAGCAAGCGTTGGTGTAGATACTGTTTTATCTATAGAAATGCTTACAAAAGGAACTACAGGGCTTGGAGATTCTTTAAAAGATTATTCTGGTCTTTCAGAGCAAGCAAATAAAGCAACTACTAGATTTGCTGATACGGTTGGGACATTTTTGCCAGGAAATATGAGAGCGGCTGTTCAAAATTTTACTAAAGTTATAAACCAAGTAAAGACTTTTGAAAATTCTATAATGTCAGCAGCACAAACCGGAGGTAACTTCTACCAGACATATTATGAAGGTGGGGGTACTATGGTTGAACAAAATGAAAGTGTTATGAATAAGGTTGCCCGACAAGCTGCTGATACAGGCAATATTCTTGGAATTCATTTTGAAGATGCAAATAAGATGATTCTTGATGTAATGAAAACATTGCCTGGTGAATTCGGCAAAATATATGATGAAATAATTGTAGGTGCTGAAAAATATTCAATGACTACAGAGCAGATCATTGGAAGGATGACCAGAGGTATAGGTATAAGCACAGAAGATGGTTTGAAAATAGCTAAGGAAATGCTTTATACGTTTGGTGAGGATGCTGTAGGAGCCGCAGAACGTATGGCTGTCTTAAGTAAAGCCAGTAAAGAGGCTGGTGTAGCATTTGAAGATCTTGGTGATTTGGCTGCAAGTTTGGATAGTACATTTGCTATGTGGGGAGACCAATTAGAGGGTATGGTTCCAATACTTAATGATGTATCTAAAGCCCTTGAGGGAACGAATGTTGGTATCAAGGGTCAGATGACATTAATTAAGAACCTTGGAAGTGCTGTTGCTCAAATGAATCTCCCTATGAAGTCATTTGTTGGAGTAATGAGTGGAATGAGGTCTCCAGGTGGTGCTATTGGTGTAGGTCTAAATATAGAGAGAATGATACAAGAAGGTAGAACCGGTGAAATTGTAAGCATGATGCAAGAGACTATGCAAAGAATGACTGGAAGAGGTGCTGTATCATTACAAGAAGCAACAGAAGATACCAGAGCGCAAAGAGCATTCCTTGTTCAAAGAGGATTGATGCAGCAAATGACGGGTATAGGCGATACCGGCGATACCGGCGAACTTAACAGACTTTTAGAAGTAATGTCTAATGTGGAGCTTGGTACGGCTGGATCTGTAGATGCTCAAAACGCATTATCTGAAGCTATGCAAAATGGTCAAGATATAGCCTCTAAACAAACAGATATAATGGCTACTGTTTCTGAAAATATGAAAGCATTAGAATCTACTTTAGTTGCTACAAATAAACTTTATAGAGAGTATATAGATAGGGTAACTCCTATGGGGCGTGATAGAGATATAATGACAGAGCCATTTGCAGAACAAGCGATGGAAAGACAAGCTGCAACTATTGGGTTTGCTAGAGAAGACCTAACAGGAGAACATGTTCAACAATTAATGCAATCTACCGCTGGTGAAATGTTCCAAGCTTTTTCTACAGCATTTGTTGATCAGGTATCTGTTGGTGGTGGTATATTCAAGAATTCATTACAAGATCTATCTGATGCATTAGAGGCTACAGGTAATCAAAGCCTGATGGCTTTTGGTCAAATGGTAGACGTTGCAACAGAAAAATTAGGCGGCTTTGGTGATTTGTATGATGCTATGAAGCAAGGAATAGATGAAAACTTTGGATTCACATCAGCAGCAGGAATGCCTGAAGTAATTATGCCAGATCCTCCCAAAATAGAGGTAGAGCCTATTAAAATGACGTTAGATTTGAATATAAATGATGAAGATGGTAATACAATGGTAAGCAAGGTATATGAGATAGTTTCAACAGCAATGAGTAGAATAAGCAGAGGTGATTAATGAGTAGAGTTTCTCCATATTTTGGTCAAAAAGACGCGACGGTTCCAGCAGGGAACCCATATGTCTCTGCCGCACCTGTTGCTGGATATGCAAACAACCCTATATTGCTTAATCAGTATTATCAAGCATATAACCAATCAATACCTTCTAACAAAGCACAATATGGCGTAAGAAGAATGATGAAATTCCTCGCACCAGAACGAGGAATAATTGAAATGTATGTGAACCCAGAAAACATACAAATAAGCAAATCTAAAGAAATAGCTACACAAAGAACAAAAGGCGGCTTTGTTATTCAATACTGGGGAGAAGCTCTTACTAAAATAAGCATCTCTGGAACAACAGGTTCTTCTGGAATAGAGGGTATAAATGTTCTAGACGATATATATCGTGGCGAACAAATAGCATTCGATGTAATATCTTTAGAAGAAGCAACAAAACTAAAACAAGAAGAAGATAACTTTCTCAATGTTGCTCTTCCAGGCTTAACAGAGGTAACTAACTTTCTAGATAGTATAGAGGAAACTCCCAAAAAACTAATAGAGATTCCTGTACCAACTTTAGGCTATTATGCATCAACTATAGAGATGTATTGGATGGGAGAGGTTTATAGAGGATTCTTCAATGATTTTTCAATCACAGAAAGTATTGGAAAGCTAGGGTTGTTTGATTATTCTATGAACTTTACAGCAACTCAAAGAAGAGGCTTTAGAAGAAATTATCTTCCATGGCATAAAACACCTTTGGCTGGTCCTTCGGATCACGATACAATACCTTACACTTATTCTGGTAAGGAAGTGCCAACTAGAGGTAGAACTAACGCTGAAATAATAGAAAGTATACTTTCGGGAGTTTAAATGGGAGCTTTTGGTGATTTTGTACAAGGAGCAAAAGATTTAGCTTCAGGTATAGCTTCAGGAATCAATGAAGCATACATGGGTACAGAAAACAAGAATCGTGCTTTATCTGAAGCAGCAAAGAGACTTGCTGATTCAATAGAGATAGGAGCACAAAGAAATTATATCATAGATGGTTTTGCAAATAAAGACAAAACAAAGCCAAATGTTAGAAATGTTGTAACTCAAACTCCAGAAGTAATAGTTCTAATAAAGAAAAAAATGTTTTCTAGTTTGGCAGAGAACTATTCTCCAGAAAAGATGGATGAAGATGAATTACATTTTGTAAGAGCATCTAAAAAACTTTTTGAAAATAAATGTGCAGAAATTACTGCTTATGAACAACTAACAAAGATTGACAGAATAATAAAAAAACAAGGAATCATAAATAGCCCTATGGCTAGATTCATTTATGATGTAATAAACAGAATAGATTCGGAATTCAATGATGGAGCAATTCTTCCAGGCTCAGAAACTTTTTCAAATGATGATGGTGGATTTGTTGGTTTCAATAAATATAGCGAATATCTTTATGAAAACAGTAACGAAATAAAAAGGCTAAGGCAGGTATTAACATTAAACGGATTTAGCCAAACAACAAATTGGGTAAAGGATGTAAATTTTGAAAGAAAAGGTGAGGCTGGTATAGGAACTGGTGTTATAGAATTAACTTTAGTTAAAAGCCTATCATGTACAACATCTGTACAATATGGTCAAGGAAGCGCAAGTCTTTCTATAGAAGATCCTTACTATCTAATGTATATAAGTGAAGGCGATATAGAAAAAGCAATATATCAAGCATCAAATACTGGATTCTCTCTTGTTGACGCTCTTGCTACAGAATTAGAAATAGACATTGAGGACGATAGAACCAACCTAAATAAATCTAGATTAACCCGAGGAGCGTCTCCCGTTACTTTCCAAACTAACATTAGGACGCGTATATATAATGTCGTAACGGTTGTTTTAGATAGAATCGGGTTAGAACTAACAGCGGCGGATGGTTCCGGTCTTGATTATACAAAACTAGATGATCCAAATGTTCCAGAGGTTGAACAATTTACTACGGAAGAGAGAAATCTTGCGAATAGAATTTATGATAACACATTTAAGCTTATTAAATCTAGAATAAAGAATTTTGAAGAGTTTAAGAGTTATAATAAGAATTCAAATGTTGTAAGAAGAATGATGCGTATGAATTATTTAGGCAAACAAATAATTCAACCAATGGATGTTGTAACAATTTTCTTAGATTCACAAAAAGTTGATGATCAATTGCTTAAGTTTGAAGTAAGTAGCGGTTTTGAAAATAGTTTGGGATCAAACAATCTTGGGCAAGCTCTTGGTGTTTTTGGTAACTTTTTTGGAGCCAGTTCATCTATTTCAAATGCTGTAGGTGGAGTCACTTCTGCTCTTGGTGGTAACAATATATTTGGTGCAACTGATCAGGCTTTTAGTAACTATAATTCAAAGGAAGCTGAAAAGAATGCTATAGCTGGAAATGACTTTCCAATGTGGTTATGGGATGCTTTAAAACCTAATTTTACATCCGAACATACTGGAACATGTGCTTTTTCGGGTTTAGTTACTGGGGTTAGAGAAAACTATTCAGAAGGCAGATATGAGATATCTGTAGAGTGTGCTGATAATACTCATTATTTTGAGCAGAGCATAATTAATGCTAAACCAGGTTTAGACCAATTCAATGGATATCTATATGATCCATTGACTCCATTTGATTTTGAGTTTGACTCGGCTACAGGATTACCGCCGTCTGTTTCTGACTTCAAATTGCTTGATGGAAATAGTGATTTGATAAAAGATGGTGTTTTGAGATTCCAAGATGGACAATATGGCGGTCAAATAATGACCATAGATAAGTTCAAAAATCCAGATTTTGAACCTGTAGAAGGTCTTACCAAAATTACCGGTACGTATGAAGATTTTGCAAGAAGAATATTTGATGCACCAGAAGGTTTTACTTACAGATGGAAGAGAGGGATAGGTTCGGCTATAATTAATCAATCAGGAACAAATGATGGTCTTGTTGTAACTCAACTCTTGAGTGATAGAATAGCAAATGTAATAGCTGAAAATCCATTCGGAGGTCAGGATGTTGTAAACGTTCTTTCTATTCTAATATGTGGAGAACCCTATAACTTCAATACTTTTATGCGTTCAGCTCAAGAACTTGGAACAATAAATATTGACTCTAACTTTGATCCAAGCTCGGATTTCTTCTCTGGTATATTTAGGAAAATACAAAGACAAAATAAGATATGGGGTAATTTCACTCCATTTAAAAAAATAACTGTAGATCCAAAAACTTATGCTACAGCACAAGCTCTTCAGCTTATGTCTTTCTCTCATAGTAATACTATAGCCAGAAAACAAGCTGAAAGAACTAGGTTATTAGAAAAACTAATGCAATATGAAGGAGACAGCTTTCAATTTGATATCTCAACATATAGTGCTCCAAATATAAATGATGGAGATCCTATAGCCATTAGTACAAAGAATAGAGCAATAACATATCCAATCATAAAGAAGATAATAGAACTTGATGCTGAAATAAAGCTCCATGAAGAATCTATAACAAGTTCAATAAATTCAAGCCAAATTTCAAGCTCCTTAATGGTTATAGGAAATAACGTATTTTTCGATGATATAACTGGATTAACTAAGAAAGATCAAGATGAGCAATTTAGATTGAAGCTTTCTCAACAAAACGAATTCACAAAGAGAAGATTATGGGAAGTTAAGGCTAATAGAGATAGAAATTTGTTCATAGTTGGTTCAGAATTTGATATGGATTATGATATCCAATCAATAGCTAAAAACCTGACGGGAAATTGGGATTTCATGAATACAACTTGGAATTCTGTATCTGAACAAATAAAAAGAGCTGTAGAATATATAGGGATGGAGCTTTTTGCAAATTCTCAAGGTCATATAGAGTTTAGAACGCCAAAATATAATAGAATACCAAGTTCTGTGTTGTATAGTATGATAAGAGCAAGACAGGATTATGGAATTCAAATCTACCCTAACTTCTTAGAGAAGACTTTTGAGAATAGATTAGAGGCGGCTTTTACAGAAATTGAGATAATAGAAGACCAAATAAGATTGTATGCTATAGCTCTTGGGGCTAAAAACGAAGATAGAAGTATAGCAACTCTATTGCAAGGAGCTTTAGATTATACGGTTAGAAATACCTTCTTGTTTGCTACAGAAGAAGATGGAACTATGAAAGGTATAAGGAAAGCTGTTGGTCTTATTCAATCCGATCAAGAACCTGTACAGGAAGAATCTACAGCTATTATATCATTAGAACCGGAAACACCTGATGTAGAGCAAGACAGATATGTTAGGCAATTAACTTTTGCCGCTAATACGTTCAATAACTTTGATATAGTAAAGCAAAATAAAACTCTAAAAGATGTTTACACTAAATATGCCGATAATGAAAACTTCTTTAATGACCAACAAACAGCGGCGCAAAATATAAGAGTTAGACTTGCTAGAAAGATGAATTTGCCAACAGATAGCCCTATGATAAAGACTATACAACAGCTTCTTCCAAACTCTAAGAATGGTAAGCTATCTCCTGTTGATGTTTTTAATTTGCAAAGTAAGCTATCTGGATTAATTATACAAAGACATGAGGCTTTGACAACAGCAGTTAATTTAGTTAAGAGCTTAGATGCTGCAAAGAAATTCAACACACCTGATTCTGATATTTTTGCCAAGTTGTTGATGCCAAATCTATACAATGGGCAAGATCTTCCAACATTCTTAAGAGATATGGTTGAGAATGAGATGGAGGATGATTACGGTCCAGGTTCAGCTAAGAGATTTGTAATACAAGAATCAGATATAATATCAATGGATTACAACGAAACTCCCCCAGAATTTACAAGCATAGAAGTCTCTGGTGCTGAACAAGGAGGTTTGGTCGGAGAACAAGGTTTCCAAATAGGCAATAATTTGAGGCTAGCTAATGTGTGGAGTGTCGATTATGATATGTGGAGAATGTATGGATTCAAATCTAACACTCCAAACGTATATTTGCCATTCATGAACAGTCCAGAGCTTCAATTAGCTCCATATGCATTATTCCTTTTGAATCAACAGAGAGCTAAGATATTCAGAGGAAACATAACCATGTATGGTAGAGAAGAAGTTCAACCTGGAGAAGTTTATTATGTGGAAGATAGAGGATTGTTATTCTATTCAGAATCTGTGACACATAGTTTTTCATATGGTGGTAACTATACTACATCTGTAGCTTTGAATTACGGAAGACCACCTGGCGAGTATATACCAACACCATTAGATGTAATTGGTAAAAATGTTTATAGAGGACATTATACAAATGTTGGTAACTTTAGAGTATCAAGACCTGGAACTACAAGCTTTAAGGGTAATAACCTTGGCGTTGTAATATTTCCTAATTATACTGCATCTGGTACACCTGCAAGCAAAACTAATCTTACACCATTACAACAACTTACAGATGGAGATAATGGAGACAACAATATTAGGGTTATAGATGATGTTCTAGCTAAAGCTGGGATGATACTAGATTCAACCTTTCCAGAAGAAAATAGAGGCTATTCAGCAATAACTGTTAGAGTTTATTATATAAATGAGCCAGATGCTAACTTGTGGGAAGCTGCTAATCTTGTAGTTGAAAGGCTAATGAATAGAGGCATTCCAAAGAGCAAAATTGTTGGAAGATTACCGGGTTCAGATACATTATTACCAGGAGAGCCTTTGTTTATAGATTTGGGTGCTGGTGGAACAAGAAACCCATCTAATGAAGCTTTGAATCTAGCAAAGGGAGATAAAGATGCTGGAAACTTTAATAATTTGGCTGGGGAGCGATTGCAAGAATTGATTGATATACAGTTTGCCCTGTTATATAAGACAATAGATATATG